CAAAGCTCTCTTCTCAGCAATAGCGTAAGCGTGTTTCCTATCAATCACGTAACTACTAGTAGCAGTCATTCCAGCATTTGATGACACCTTCCAAACTCTCATGCCATAAATTGAAGTGACAAATGAAGAGTTAAGAACACTATTCCCACCACTACGATCCGCTTCAAACAAGCTATTAATATCTCTTAAGTCTTTAGCAACCTCAGCACCAACAATCCAGTCTGTCGAAACAGCATCCGAGTCTTCTAAGTACTGTATTGCCCTAGTGGCGTTAGCCAAAGTAACCGCTGACCCTCCAGAAACCGTGTTTGCAGCGCCATCAAGAGCGGTAATGACCAAGCTATTCTCGTTCTCTGCAAAACGCAAAGCGGCAATAACGACTGCTCTTGGAAGTAATGCGAATTGAGAGTCTTCCTCCATCTCAGAAGTAATATTTATTCTCAAACCATACTTTAAAGGCTTAATATTAACGTTGCTGTACTCAGGAGTTTCCAAAGGAATCTCTGACCCCTCTCCAACCTGCCTGACATCCATGACATTAACAGTCTCTAAATTAATGTTGTAATCACTACCTTTAATCATTCCAGGGCCGATATACAGCGCTGCCATCTCTCTAGGTAATAATGCTTTTTCGTATTCTGGCAAGAGCGTGCCGTGAATCTGATCTGGGATCAGGAGGCTTCCTTCTGTTCCAATACCAGTTCTTAGGTCTTCTCTTATCAGTTTTTCTTGAATTAGTTCTTGTGACATTTCATTTCCTCCTATTACAAGTTTAGATTAACTAAACAGTATCCTGCGCTTCCCGCACTTGTCCATGCTCTTCCAACCACTCTTGCAGCGTTAGCTGTTGATAGTGTTGCGTTGCTTCCAAGATCACTCACGCAATGCGCTCCATTCTTTGCATCCACAAAGTTTCCAGGAGTGCAAGTTCCATCTGCTCCTGCAAGGATGAATCCTTTTGTGCACACAGACACTGCTGTGGCACTTCCCGCGTTGTGTACTGCTACACCAACAGGCCATAAAGTTCCACTTGCTGGCTGGTTAACTTGTAAATCTGCAAATACTAAACTGTTCAGGCCACTGCTTATACTGCTTGCCGTTCCTGATACTGCATAAAGGAATTGACCTCCACTAACCACGTCATTTGCTTTTGCCGTGACGAAATGTGGAATTCCAAAATCGAGTGCTTGTACGAATCCTACTGGGTTTACTGCCATTTCTTTTTCCTCCTAATAAATTATCTTACCCTTATCATCTGTTCTTGCCATGATGTGGGTTTCATTATTCTCCTTGAAAATAACGTACTTGTCATTAGTGACTCTTGCAGGAGTTATAACTCCTTTAGTCTCACTGATATTGTTCTTCTTTTTTTCTTTCAAAGATTCTAGTTCTGCTTTTGCTTTCTCAATTTTCAATCTTGATATTTCTTCTTGAATTCTTGAAAGTTCCGCTTTTAACATTTCTGAAGTCTCCTCTTCAGCTTCCTCTTTTTTTTCTTCTTCTTTCTTTTCCTTATCCATCTCGTTCTCCTCCGACTTAATACTGTTCTGTGCAGGCTTGAAAGTTGCACCCGCAATTCCAGGAGTGGGGGTGAAGCTCAACTCCAAGTACTCCAGTCCTTCTGCAATCATGACCTCATCATCATCATTCTCTTTTACTATTCTCGCTGCCGTGGCGCCAACACTCACGGTTTCCAAAAGACCAGAATTTATCAACGCTTCCACTCGTGCGTCACTCACGACGCTCTCGAACTTGATCTTGTACTTCCCATCCTCGAAAACGCCTGTGCTTTCAAGTACTTTTCCAACAATGTTATCTACTTTACTCTCATGATCTTTAAGCATCGGTCTACCCTTAAGAGAGTGATGGCTTTTCTCAAGTTCTTCTTTAGTGTACCTGATCTGGTTTCTACTAACCCCTTCTTCTATGGCGGTGCCTTTAATCTTTAGAGCCATCAGTCACCTCTACCTTCTCAGTTATTACCCCGTCAAAAGTTATCTTCACGTTTTCCGCGACAATAATTCTACCTTTCTCATCACGCTTCACTTGTTCACCTTCCACTTTCTTCATCATTGCCGCACAATACGCTTCAGGTTTTTCTTTATCTTGATTCATTGAAACACAATGTTTCATGTCTTTATACTTTCCAAATGGCATTAGGATTCCTCCAATTATTTCTTGTAGTAGAAGTAGTAGTAATTTCTTTTTACTTAATCTCTCTCAAAAGTTATGAATTCTCTTCTCTGAACTTGCGTGTGTGTTGAGGAATTCATCCCCCGTGCAGTAACTCCATTAAATCTTAATCCTTCACGTCCTGCACGAGTCATTTGAAAACGGTTAGAAACTCCATTCATTAAAGGATTCTTTCCTGTTAAGCTAAAACGGTCTTTCTGATCTCTAGTGTTATCTCCCGTGTGAACTTCTATATCAATATCTTCATGCATTCTTGGGTCAAAACTGAATGCTTGGTTTGTTAAAGGTGATTGTTTTATCATTTGTTACGATTCTTTATTATTTCTGCTGCTGCTTCAATTACCATGTTTTCTTGGTCTATCTTCCTTTTTTGGAAAGCGTTCACGACTAGTGGAGCACACAGTCCACAGTATAACTGGCCTATCACTCCAAATAAGGGTAGTACTTCTTTTTCACACTTAAAACAACACATTCTATCCTGTGTTTTTAATGTTTTCTCATTCATTGTTAACCTTTATTCTCGTATTGGCGCCCATCCACAACGGCACTTATTATGACTCGGAATTCGTTCATTCGCTTCAGTTAACGAGAGAATACTTCCGTTTTGTGAATTACAGTAAGGACAAGTTCTGTCCCCCAAGCCCGCAATCCACATGACCTTCCCCGCGCCTAACTCCTCATAACTTCTTAATGCCCCTTGGTTCGCAACTCTTGTGCTTTCCGTACGAGCGATATTCAAGCTTCGAGAACGCTCAGTGAAAGTCTTCACGTGCGCTTTCCTAACAGTGTTCCCTTCACTATCCGTGACCTCAGGAACGTCAACAGTCATGTCTCCTGGACGCACGTTCTCCTCTATCTTTCGAGCGATCTTAGACACGCTCTCTCCATTCTGCAAAGAGTCTATAAGCACCTCTCTTAACCTACCCAGCTTCTCCACACCTAATGCCTCTTTCAAATCATACCTCTGCACTATCTCAGTCCATCTCTCGCCATCTAAGGTGAAACTTATGAACTCTCTACTCTCGAACTCCTCACTCTTAATGAACGCAAATATCTTTTCAAGATAGTTCTGATAGTTAAAACCAAGATACTCTCTCAATGGAGCATTATCAATCTCATCAAGGTCAACACTTTCATAAATCCCTTCAAAGGGCCTTTTCAGGTTTTGAGGTGGGAAAAACGGTTGTGGTTCTTTAAGCTCATCAATCATTTCAGGGGGCAGCTCTTCAAAACCTAACACTTCTCTTAAACGTTTCTCAACATCTTTTCTAGTTGCATCACTTAAGTTTCCTTTAGAATACTGGTCTAGTATTGCGAGAAGTGCTGCGGATTCTTCACGCTTATCTTCTGGTGTTGGCAACCCCCACTCGAACTCCACATCATTAGTGGGTAAGCCATTGGCGATAAGAACTCTTTTGAGTATCTTCTCTTCCACAACTCTTTCAATTTCTTCTTGTAAACTTCTTATTCGGAAAAGCCATGCCTTCATTTGCTCTCCTGCCAAGCCTTCAGGAACATTAGCCAAACCCATCAAGACTGCAGGAACTTGACTTCCAAATAACAGTTCTTGATTGATCAATTCTAGCGGCGAGGTGAACTTGTCACCAAGACTGCCAAAAGACAAGCTCTTAACATCCGTGTACGCGTCAAAAACCCATTCGTGACGGTTATCAAGATATTCTAACTTTTCAATTATCGCGTCAACTTGTGACGCGTCAGGAATTATTCCTTTCTCTCTATCTCCAACAGTTATTATGTATGGATCGTTGGCTTTACGCTTCATAAGAGTTGCCATGTCGTTTATTAGCAAAGTCTTCTTTTTCAATGCGTAAACTAGAGGGTGTATGATCCCGTGACCGTAAGGGCAATCTCCACTTTTGTTAAATGACAAGTGCGCGATCTCATGAGGTTTGAAACTTACTGGAGACCCACCTAGAATTCCAAGCCATTGATTATACTCAATGAGCTCTCCTTTCTCATCTCTTTTAATGAACACTCCTTTTCCATCAAGAACCTTCAGACCTGTCGGGACGGCATTCTCCATTCCACTTATCTCAATATACCCGTTGTGACTTAATGCCCTTCTGACCCACTCATTGAGAACGGTCTGAAACTGAAAGTCATAAAGAAACATGTTCAGTACTTCTTTCACTCGAGAGTCTTTACTTCTTATGAAGAACCCCCCTCCAGTTATGAAGTCCACGTGTTTTTCAATCATTCCATGAACGAAAGGATCGTCATTATACCATTTCTCTAAGCTTTTGAAGTCTGTGGGGTGCTCTTCACCTATGTTTGAGGGGTATAACTTCGTGTTTTTTAGAACTTTGCTTTTGCTTTCTTCAATGTTCGTCTTTGAATTGTTTAGAATGTATAATGGATTTCTTGACTCTTTCTTTCTAAATAGGTCTCTTAGAACGGGCATTCCATGACTGGAAGAGCTTTTCTTTTTTAATACTTTCCCCTTCTATTCTAAATCTTGAACTAGTGCCACTAGCTTTTTTGCGGAGTTCTCCCAAGTTAATTCCTTAAAACTCCCCCCACACTTTTTCCCTTTACTCTTGAATGCAGTTCTTAACGCACTTCTAAGCTCGGAAACACTTGGCTCGAGCCACTTAACACCCTCATAACTGAAATCCCCAAAAGCGGGAATGACCTCCCCTCCAACAATCCAGCCATTCTCCCCCGTGACGAAATCCGTCTGACCACCATAACTAGTAGTTATCACTGGCCTTCCACAATGCAACGCCTCCAATGCTGGAAGGCCAAAACCTTCACTTTTACTTGGCATCACGAACACGTCACATAACTTGTACAAGCCATGCATGAACTGCCTAGGAATCCTATCCATGAACAACACCACTTTAGGATTCGAACTAATTCCACACTTCACGAGTTCACGATCCACACTCCATCCTGGAGGGCAGTAAACCGTGTTGACGTGAGCGAGAAGCCTCACAGGCTCGTCCTTAAACTCTTCATTGAACGCAATAATTAACTGTGCAAGACCACTTCTATCATTCATTCCATTAACCCATCCTTTACTGAATAAGAACGTGAAATCCGTACTTTTCAAAGACTTCAACTCCTCGGGAATCCCCCTTTGAGTGTTGAATAGTTTAGTGTCAACCCCGTGAGGCAGCAAGAATAACTTCTCTTCTTTCACCCCCCCTTTTAGCGCTGCATTCCAAACGTGCCGGCTAGGAACGAGAACCTTGCTCACTCGTTCATCATTGCAGTTCAATGCCCAGCTCGCAGGAATTTTATCCCCTTCAAAAACTAGAAATCCAAAGAACTTCTCGTGCCCTCTACTAAGGAGTCTAGGCCAGTAAGGTGGCTGAGCTATAGCCACGAGAACACCTCGCTCCTCAGGAACTTTTTTCAGTACAGAAATCAGTTCAGGAGAGGCATTAGGCGAGTGCTCCCAACCCACAGGTAAAAAAGTCTCACAAGCCACACTAGTTAATCGACTAGTGGCAAGAAGCAACTCTCTAGCATGCACCTCGTAACCCGAATCCCCCAACACGTTACCGAAAAAGTTTATCATTCCAAAAACCCCCTTAAACGATCAGACACTCTCTTAACCCAAGCCAAACACAACTCGTGATCCCTCACCACCAGTTCTGAATAGTTAGGCCAGCGGCAACCCCCACTCGGGCAAGGAGCGTGCCAAGCAACCGCGCCAGTATCAACACGAATCTTCCAACCCGCCAGTAAAGCCTTAACACTAATGACTAACTCTTCTCTAAAACCAACAGGACTATAACCTATAGGGTAACTCACGTCTTCACCAAACATTTTTCTACGCATCAATGCATTACTCCTGAACTGGTGAGCAGGCAAAACCGTGCTCTCCACGTACAAGAAACCGCAATCATCATGATAATCCCTCACGTTACCCTCGGCATCCAGAACGATCTTATTAATCACGGGACTGGCAAAACGTGTCTCCCTACGAAAGTCAGGACCGCTAAAATTAGGAGTTACACCACTAGTGATCCCAACACCATCCCCCATGCACTTGACCAACCGCTCAATGTAGTCAGGCTCTAGAACGACGTCATCATCCAAGCGTAAAACGAACTCATTCTCAGGCCAAGGATCTTCATCAATCATTCTCTGCCTTGCCCTACACACCCCATTACTCACGTCATCACGAATTATCTTAACTCCGTGACCTTCCTCCCTCAACCTGCCAACAATGTCCTGAAAAAACTTGCTCCCTTGAACTAGCGGCGTGCCATAAGCGTTATCCAAGATGAACACGTCAAAATCCTGAAAAGATTGCTTTCTCAGACTGTGTAAGTTAATTGCCAACTCACTAGTTCTATCCCTTGACGCAATATGAATCGTGACTCTCATTCCTTACTCCTCATTATCAAATCAAACTTCTCCTTCTCATTAGCCCTCCTAATACGAGAGAGTTGTAACGCTTGCTGGTGACGCATGCTACACAACCCGCTCTCCACCACGAAATAGTGATCCATAACTTGTATAGCATCATCTTTAGATAACATACCTAACTTGTCTAACATAACATCCTCCTCGCCAGTTCCAACTGGACACCATCATTAACCGTGACCCATAAACCTTTATGAATGTGAAAGGTTAAGTTCTTACCTGCGAGACAGCTCTCATAACTCCCATAATCAGGCAGCGCCCTGGCGAAATCAACAGTCATCACTGTATGACCTATATGCTGGTAACTTGTCTCTTGAGGACTGAACCTCCCCTCAAAAACGATACTGTACGGTAATGGCTTGACTACTGGCATGAAATCCTCAACGTACTCGGCAAAAGTGCTCCCAACATTAATGTCAGTCAAGTCATCAACATTACAAACCCAAAAAGTCTCTCCAGAACTGAACTGTCGACTAGCCAGCTTAACCGCCGCTGCCGTTCCCGTGCACACCTCTTCTTTAATAAAGAACACGTCATCTCCCAGATCTAAGTTCTCAAAACACTCTTTCTTATGCCCTATAACGACAAAAACCCTCTTAAATCCTTCTCTTCTCGCCCAAGCAAGTTGGAAGTCAAGTAAAGTTTGGCCGTTAACGTTTAATAACGCCTTAGGCGTGCTTTCAGTTCCTAAACGGGTTCCTTTACCACCTGCCAAGATGACTACTGACTCCATTTCTTACCTCCATAATGCCTGGCCAGAACTCCATCACTCTCATAAATGTTGCTTTCACTAAAAGATTTAATGAAGTAAAGACCGTGCTGGTGAAATAAAGAATCCCACCAGAGCTTACAGTGAACGCTAACGTGAGTGCGATCGTTCTTGCTAACATCAAGAATGAAATCTCGCCCTTCAAAAGCGCTTACAGGAATTCGAGTTATTACCCCCTTACGTGGAGGGTTACGCTCGATAAGAGATAAGCAGCGCTCGAGTTCCCCTTGAGGCATGTGCTCGAAAACGTCTAAAGACAGTATCCAGTCCTGAGGAGCACTCAACAAGTTCAGATTGTAATACTGTAATTGTTGATCACTAAAACCAAAGTTTTCCCGACCGTACTGTACCGCCCACAAGCTAATATCGCTAGCTTGAACGTTATTAATTCCTAACTGGTTAAGCGCGTGCATTAAGCCTCCCGTTCCAGCACCCCAGTCCAGTACTGAATCCTCAGGAATAATTTTCAAGTTTTCAACTAGGTCTCGTGCCAGTCCCTCAAACTTTTTAGTTCTGTAATCCGTGAAGTTGCTCTTGCTTCCACCCACGAAATAGCTCTTGTCAAACTTTTCAGTCATAAAAATCATCCTCTACTCTTTTTAATAAACGTTTAGTAGAGCACCCATCACAGACGGGTTGTGAAAACCATGTTTTTTTCTCAACAAAACCTATTGGTGGTGCATGCCCACTAACAAGAATCGAGTCTTGACTAATGATACTTGTTGTCTCATATACTTTACATTTTTTCGTACAATCTTCACAATCAAGCATTTTTGTTCTCTTACTTTCCTTTCTATTAATGAGTGTATCTCGAATTATACCGTAATCTTTAAAGTCCGTATATGTCATAAAAACCTCTCATGAACTCCCTTACTTCCTAACTGGTCAATCAATTCATTCTGGCCAGCGTAAAAACACTTACCATACTCGCACTTACTAGTATCCACTAGTTCTTGTTCATTCCACACTTTACTAACTTCACTCATGTGACCCATACGCCAGTGCTCTGTGAACTTTTGATTGTATAACGGAACCGCACTACAATGATAGAAATAACCATCTGCATTAAGGAATGGTTTAAGAAAGCCAATCCTGCAATTTGGGTGTACGTCATACCTCTTAGTTTGGAAGAAGAAAACTTCCTTTCCCAGTTTAGAATTGTAACTGCTAACGGTCTCAGTCATTCTATCTTTATAATCCTTTTGCTTCTCAACAAACAAGCAGTCTGGAACGATTCTCACGAAATCAACTTGGTACTTTCTTGCGTGATCTAGAATGCGGTCAAGAACGCCTTCCTTACTATTTTCACCCCACACGTAACTGAATCCTAAAGTTCCTTTAATTCGTTCTGGAAGGTCAGGGATTCTTCCCACATACTTGTCACTTTTACTCCCGTCGTTATTTCCATGAAAGTTTTGAGGGTCAAAAGTTGCCAGGCTACACCTTAACCAAGTGAGCTTGTCTAGATTCTCTTGACTTACCAGCCTACTTAACCCGACACCATGCGTGATCATGCCAACTTCAAGACCGCACTCATCAGACAAGAAAGGAATGATCTTGTTAATGTCAGGATGGTGAATGCTGTCACCCGCTCCCGTGAGCTCGACAGTCCTTAAAGTACTCCATTGCATCAAGCGATTCACTACCTGTCTCACATCACCATAACTTATTCTGCCCCAGTCCTTCTTCTTCTTTAACTCTTTTGGAACGAACTTGCCATTTTCAATATCTCCATTCCAGTTACGGTATTTAGTACTGCAAAAAGTACAGTCCATCACGCAAGCGTCCTCAGGAGCGAGTTGTAAACTCTGAGGAAACAGTCTTCCAGACTTCTGGTATTGTAAAAGTCGTTCCAGCCCGCCACGTAACAGTTTACCTTCAGTGCTCGTCCGCTCATTCTCTTTACTCATGAACCGTCCCCCATCAACTTTATTCCTTCACTTAAGCTAACCTTCGCAACCCACCCCAAGTCAGTAGTTATAGGCGTGCAGTCAATAACTTTATAACAGTCACTCCACCCGCGCTCGGGAGCATGAACTATTTCCCCACCAAAACTCTCAGCTAAAACCTTAATACTAGTCACTTCAGGACTGACCACGTAATACAAGCTCCCACTTCTAGCCTTTTCCAGAGCGAGAACACAAGCACTGGCAATATCACTAGCATGAGTGAACTGGCGAATTTGATCCCCCCTACCCTCAACAATTAAAGGCAGTCCTTCTTTCAAACACTTAATGTATGACGGAATAACCCCAACAGAGCTCATTCCTTTACCATACGTCGTTCCAAAACGTAACACACAAGTGTTCAACCCGAAAAGGTGATGATAACTATTAACCAAGTTCTCCCCACAAAGCTTAGTCACATCATAAGGATTAACAAGATTTCCCGTGACCGCCCAGGTACTCGCGTGAACAATCATTCCCTTAAAAGAAGCAATCCTACACGTTTCTAAAAGCTTACATGTTGCTAAAACATTATTTCTCACTGCAAGAATGGGATCATCCTTACACGTTTTAAGACCCACCTCCCCTGCCAGGTTAATCACTGCATTAATTCCTTTAAGACCTCCTGGATTAAATGCTATCAAGTCATGACCTCCCTGCAAGTCAAAAACCCTCACGGAATGCCCTTCACTCTCCAAAGCCTTCACGACATACCCTCCAATAAAGCCATCACCCCCAGTAACTAACACATTCATATCCTGAACTCCTCCTTAATGATTAAAGGAATCTCACCAACATACTCTCTAGTTGGGTAATTAAAGTAATGCCAGTACTTCCAAGCGTCAACCTGCACAGGATTATGTATAGTACTTCTTGACACGTTACGCAAGTACCTCTCTCGCACCTTAAACATCCCCCTCAAGTAACCCAGATGAAATATCTTAATATCAAGATTAATTCCAATATTGTCAAACATTTCTTCAGAAGGAATACAATGATTCTCTCGAAGATCAAGCCTGACACGATCATTCTTTTTAAACAATCTAAACAGTCCAAAATGCACTGGCTCACTATTATCAATGTGTGCGAAGTCATGAACGAAATGAACATACTGAACGTGAACTGCATCCTTGCTTCCACTCATCGCTTGCTCTAAGTGCCCTTTACTATCATCTCCTAAACATTCATCCGCGTCAAGCCATAACACCCAGTCATTACTCGCTAGTTCCAGAGCGGTCTGTCTTGCCTTACCAAAATGGCCCCCGAAATCGTGATTGAAACACTTTATGCGATCAGGAAAAACTTTATTTAACTCCTTAATAACGTTCAATGTTCCATCAACAGTCCTGTTATCAACACCAATAACTACTTCATCACTCACGCTCAACGCACTCCTTAAACTAATCCTTAAAGTCTCCTCTTCATTAAGCACGATCATACACGTGGTCAAGCCCATTCATTCACCCTAAACCTTTCCTGAATGAGTCTTGGATGCTGTGACAAGCCAACCTTTCTCAAAGGCACTTCTCCAGTCATTCTGGAAAGCATCCATTTCCGCAAGTAATCCTTAGTATGTATCTCTAGAATGGCCGTGTTTTGTTCGTAACGTGCCAGGTCAAAAATCAAGTTCTTACAATAACCGTAATGGTGAAGTACCAGTCCCGCAATGATTCCTCGACTTTTAGCTCCTGAAGGCAGACCGTGCGCTTTTCCAGAGGGATACTTTATCTTTCCATCATTCTTGAACAGTCTCGCAATCCACAAGTGCTTCTCAGGGACGGCGTCCACGTGATCCAGAAACCAGTAATAATGTTCTCCTTGAATGTCAAAACAGTCATGGCTCGTTCTTTCTAAACAGTCTTTAATGAATGGTACTGATGCCTCATGGAGTACTTCATCCGCGTCAAAACTGAAAATCCAGTCACCAGAACAAGCATCAATACCTTCATTCTTTAAGTATCCATAACTCGTGTTATTCTCATTACTACACTCAAATGTTAGAACTTTTATCTTTGAAGAGTTAATGCCTTCAATGACCTTTAAGTCTCTATCTTCTCCTGGGGGGTTGTCATTAATGACTATGACTTCATCACACAGCTCGAGAAAGCTTTTCAAGCTCTCCTCAAGAAAGAACCCTGCTTCGTCACGAATCATGACCAGACCGCTAACCTTCACGAGCGCTCAACCTCCTCTACGAACTTGACAAATGCTGGCCCCACTATAGAGTCCCAGTCATAACTTTCAAGAACAGCCCTTCTAGCATTAACCCCACACTCCTTACGAAAAACGGAATCCATCATTTTATCAAAACACTCCCCTGCATGACGGTGATCTGCAAAGTACCGTTCAACACCCCACCCGCCAACAACTCTTCCCGTGCCAAAATCCGAGTCGGGATACGGTCTTTCCTTCTCGCCCATCAAGCGAACGGCCAATCCCGCACCATTATCCGTGACTATCTCTTTAGTAGTCGTGCCATCAGTAGCGATCACTGGAACACCACAACTCATCGCTTCAATATACGGAATGCCAAAACCCTCACCAGTAGTTAGTAAAGCAAAACAGTCCATCACGTTATACAACTTAACCAAGTCCTGCTCTGAATACGGGCGAAACATACTCATTCCAGTCCAGAAAACGTTATGCCCTCCACCATACCTGTCCGCCGCGCTCTGAGAATCACAAATTTGAGCGTGATCTTGAGGATCACTATGCATGACTAACACCACATCAGTACGATTCTTACTCCAATGACTAAACGCCTTCAAAAGATCAGGTAACGCCTTCCTTCCTTGATTTCTCGCAACACAACCAAACACCGTCTTTCCACTCAAGTCAATTGGTACTTGAACGTACTGTCCACGATTATACCTGTAAAGTCTTGAACTCCCAAACTCCACCCGCGCGCTAAAACGCTCAGCATCAGTGAACGGCCTGAACTTCTGAGACTTAACCCCATGAGGAATGTACCTTGCATCAATACTGAAAAGTTTTTTGACCTGATCCCTACCGAACTTACTCATCGCTACAGGAAAGTTAAACTTTCTAAGAATAGTCTC